GCTACATCATGCAGGGTCATTTATACGGAGAAGCAACTGGACTACCGTTTGGTGGGTGGATCGTTGTTAACAAATCAAGTGGCGAGATAGCCGTAGTTGAAGCACCAGAATGGCAAGACCAAGATAGAAAAGAATATCTTAAAGATGCAGAAAAGCGTGTACAGTTCCTGAACAGACCATTTAGTGAATTTGTTGTACCATACAAAGATGAGTTTGAAGAATACAAAGGCGAACGAACTGGCAACAAGCTTATGCCAAAGCCTTGCAACATGTGTGGGTATAAAAGTTATTGTTGGAAAAATGCAACCTTACATGATAAGATTACATCAAAAGCTAAACAGCCACCTCAAGTGTGGTACACTAGATTAAAAAAGAAAGCATTGTAATGCCAGTATTGTACGCAAGAAATTATGTAGCAGAACTTATGGAATTAAACGAGGACATGTACCACGTTTATATAGACTCCCATGTGGAGACTGGTGGTGGGAGAGAAACAGTTTTTTTACGTCAACATGAAAGAGGTATTCCCCTTACTCTTCGTGAAAACTTTTCAGAAAACGGCTCTCTCACTTCCAACACAGAACAACGAGATATAGTAAAGGTAGAAAATGAATTTCAAACTATTGGTTACGCACTTAGTCAGGGTAAAATAATATGCCTTCCGATGTTTCCCCTAACAATCCAACTTATCACAATAGAAAAACAATCCCCCAAACTGGCAGGGTACATAAACAAAAGGATTCAATCGTTAGGATTGAAGATGAAAGAGATATGAGATATCGATCAAAGTTTGAATTAGAACTGGCTAAAGTTCTTATGCGTCACAAGGTTAAGTTTCAATATGAATCTAAAAAGTTTTTGTACATACCTAAACCTAGAACATATACACCAGACTTTTACATACCTGAAACAAATATATTTATAGAAGCAAAAGGACATTTTGATAAGGCAGATAGAGTAAAGATGGCACTTGTGAAAGAGCAACACAAAGATCTTGATATACGTTTTGTATTTATGAACGCTAAGAATAAAATTTATAAAGGTAGTAAAACAACATATGCCGACTGGTGTCTTAGGCACGATTTTCAGTGGGCAGAAAAAACAATACCGTTGGAGTGGTTTAAAAATGGAAAAAGATGAAGTAGAAGATTTTATTAAAGAAATGGGGTTGGCAAAAGGCAACTACTATATTATTCTTCAAGACGTGGGTGAGGATAAATTTAAAATGATGGCTTACGATACAACTGGTAAAGAACACAAAGATGAAAAAGACCACTCTGTTGCATCGATAATGCACGAAGGTTTAGTAGGATTACTCACAACAAAAGGAGAAGATTTATTTAACTTTGGTTATTCTGAGTTGGCGTACCGATATTCAACTGGTAGAATGTTTGATGAAATACTAGATGAAGTAGACAAACAAAAAGAAATAAAATACAGAGATAATGTAATAGAGGTTGATTTTGGCAAAGATAAATGATAACGATAAAGAACCAGAACGTTACTACGACTGGATAGGTTGGAAACTAAGACAAGAGAGAAAGAAGATGAAAAACGGAAAATTAGATTACCATCAGGATATGGAAGATATGGTCAATCATCCACCACATTACAATCAAGCAGGCATCGAAGCCTTAGACGCAATTTTAGCGGCCACAAACGAAGGCAGTGAATATTATCTACAAGGTAATATAATAAAATATCTTTGGAGATATAGATATAAGAATGGATCACAAGATCTAGAGAAAGCTTTGTTCTATTTAGAGAAGATGATTAAAGTCGTAAAAAAATTAGAGGAGAATGATAATGTCAATATCAAATAGTTTACCTACCTCTTATCAACAGTTCATACATAAGTCACGCTATGCGAGATGGTTAGATGAAGAGGGGAGAAGAGAAAATTGGTACGAAACTGTAGAAAGATACGTTTCGTTTATGGAAAAGGCACTTTTAGAAAAACACGATTACAAGCTCTCTGAGGGCGATAAAGTAATGATTACGGAGTATATAACCAATTTAAGCGTTATGCCCTCTATGCGAGCCTTAATGACGGCAGGAGAAGCACTTGAGAGGGACAATGTATGTGGGTACAATTGTAGTTACCTTCCAGTAGATAGTCCACGTTCATTTGATGAAGCGATGTACATATTGATGTGTGGAACTGGAGTAGGTTTTTCTGTAGAAAGAGAGAACATAGAAAAGTTACCAGTCATAAGTGAAAGTATGCAAAAGTCTGATGTTGTTATTGTCGTTGATGATAGTAAAATGGGTTGGGCAAAAGCCTATCGTGAGTTGATTGCTTTACTATACTCAGGTATGATACCGAGTTGGGACATATCTAAGATAAGACCTGCAGGTGCTAGATTAAAAGTTATGGGTGGTAGAGCATCAGGACCTGATCCGTTAGTTAATCTATTTGAGTTTACTGTTCGTAAGTTTGAAGAAGCAAAAGGTCGTAAGTTGTTTCCAATAGAGTGTCACGATATTATGTGTAAGGTTGGAGAAGTTGTAGTAGTTGGTGGGGTTAGAAGATCTGCACTCATCAGTCTATCTAATCTAAACGATGACCAGATGAGACACGCTAAGACTGGAGAGTGGTGGAGTGCAAATGGACAACGGTCACTTGCAAACAACTCTGTTGCTTATAAAGGCAAGCCTAAGATGGAAACTTATATGAGAGAATGGTTATCTTTGTACGAGTCAAAGTCTGGAGAACGTGGTATGTTCAATAGGCAGGCCGCAGACAGTCAAGTATCTAAGAATGGTAGAAGAGAAACTGGATATATGTGGGGTACAAATCCTTGCTCAGAGATTATACTAAGACCATATCAGTTCTGTAATTTATCAGAAGTGGTTGTAAGAGAAACAGATGACCTTGCTACTTTAAGAAGTAAAGTACGTGTTGCAACCATACTGGGTACGTTTCAATCTACCTTAACAGATCTCAAATACATACGTAAGATTTGGAAGAAGAATACAGAAGATGAAAGATTGTTAGGAGTTTCCTTGACTGGTATCATGGATCATCCTATACTGTCTAAGATGACTGATTCAAAAATATGGTTACAAGATATGAAACAAATAGCAATAGATACAAATAGAGAGTATGCCGAAGCAATAGGTATACCACAATCTACTGCTATAACTTGTGTCAAACCAAGTGGCACAGTATCTCAACTCGTAGATGCTGCGTCAGGTATACACGCTAGACACAATGATTTTTATATAAGAACCGTACGTGGGGACAACAAAGATCCCCTAACAGAGTTTATGAAAATGGAAGGCATACCTAATGAGCCAGACGTAATGAAGCCAGATAGCGTAACTGTCTTTTCTTTTCCAATGAAGTCGCCAAGTGGTGCAATCACCAGAACGGAGATGGGTGCAATAGAACAACTAGAGTTATGGAAGTTATATGCAACCTACTGGTGTGAACACAAACCATCCGTTACGATTACTGTAAAAGAAGAAGAATGGATGGAAGTTGGTGCGTGGGTGTACGAGAACTTTGATATCTCGTCTGGGGTTTCCTTTCTTCCCCATAGTGATCACACCTACAAACAAGCACCTTATCAAGATATAGATGCAAGAGAGTTTAATGCTTGGAATAAGAAAGTTCCGTTGACGTTAGACTGGTCTAAGTTTTCTGATTTTGAGAAGGAAGATAATACAACTGGATCTCGTGAACTGGCATGCACTGCAGATGCCTGCGAAGTCGTGGACTTAGGTGCATCGTGATCACAGAGATACAGATTAACAGCGATTATATGAGCCGTGCGAGGGAAAAGGCTTCTTCTGTAGGCATACTGCAGGGAAGTATTACAGGTGGCACACGAAACGTTATAGGTGCGATAGGCGAGGTAGTCGTTGCTGATAGTATTAATGCTGATGAGATAAGCACATACGATTATGATCTTGTTAAAGATGGGAAACGTATAGATGTTAAAACTAAACGTTGCAACACTAAACCTCTGCCCTACTATGAATGTTCTGTCGCACTTCATGGTACAAAGCAAGATTGTGATACGTATGTGTTCGTCAGAGTCTTATCTGACATGAGTAAAGCTTGGATATTGGGTAGCATATCTAAGCAAGATTTCTATGACAGAGCTACCCTATATAGAAAAGGGGACATCGATCAAGACAACGGCTTTGTGTTCAAAGCTGATTGTTACAATCTAAGAATAGATAAGTTGAGTCCTATCCATGCAATTCAAAAGTAAAGTAAAAGCTAAGTTATTTTCACTAGAATACTATTTAAATAAGGATGGTAATGTGGAGATGTTATATGAAGCAGTAAAACCAGAAGATCTGGAAAGAGAACTTAATTCAGGTTTGCCCATGTATACTGGCACAAGTCAGGTTGCATCATTGCTTCGATATCTAAGGAAGATGGGGGATGAGATAATTAAAGGAAGTGGTAATTACGTATGAAGATTTTTTTATTACTATTTTTATTTATTAGCTCATTTGCACTAGCAGGAGAATGGAATGATAAGCCAGTTATGTGTGCAAAAGCTGAAGAGATATTTTACGTTATAAATGATAAAAGTGAGAAGATATCATTTGAAGCTAAACAGTTTACTAAAGTGCGTAATAAAAATGGTCTATCTGATATACCTGCGTATATACCCCTACAGGTATATATGAATAAAAAAACTGGAACATATACTATTGTAGAATATCATCCCAGTTATGACACGTATTGTGTTATCAGTTACGGTACAGAGTTTAAACAGTTTTTTTCTTTTTAGACTTATCTCTTTGTGCGAGAGCTTGTTTCATTGACTCTTTTTTGTTACCGTCTTTATCAAAATCTAAGTAGTCTGGTTTAGCACCAGTTTTGCCACCATTAGATTTTTTCTGTCTACCTTCAAACTTAGCGATAGCACCACCAAGATTCATACCCATGCTGAATCTTTTGGGTTCAGTAGCACCCATGTTTTTTGCCATAGTCGTTGGTTGCACTCTGTTTTGTTCAGCGAGTCCACCCATAGGTTTACGTGGCATTGCCATACCACCACCATACATTTTGGTTGGTCGCTGTCCGTTATTGTATTGTTTCATCATCTTCTCCTTGATCTTGTTCTTTTCTTAATGCTTCTAAACCTTCTTCTGTGAAGTCAGGTAATGTTATATTTTGTCTTGTCAACTGTGATACAACAAAGTTTGTTAAAAGTTCATTGGCTGTGCTTATATCTGCTTTAGTCATAAGGCTTGGATTTTCCATAATCATAACTAACAATTCGGATGCTCTTTCATTAGTCACAGCTAAATTCATAACATTTATACCATGTTGAGATGCTATTCGCAAAGCAAATTCTGTTGTGACATATAGAGGTGACACCATATCTCTTGCAATGTTATAACCTCTGCTTGCTAATTCATTTTGACTTATCTTTCTTAAATTTGTGTTTTGTTGTGTAAGTTCTCTTGTCAAAGATAACTTTCTTCTTCCGTTAACTAATTTCATTAAAGTGCTAACATTTTTTAATACATTAGGTTTTAATATTTTTTCTAATAAAACAGAAGAATTAGGATTATCCTCAATGGCTTGTATTACTTTTTGAGGACTGCTAAAAACTTCATATATGTTATCACCACCCTCTATAAGAGGAGTAAACTCTCCACCCTCTACTGCAGTTGGGTTTCCATACTCTAATAATCCATTTCCTGTCATGTGTTCATAAAGTTCATCAACTCTTTGTCTTGATAAATTTGTTGCTCGTACTATAAGATTTTTATCTCTTTCTATTTTTGCTTCTGAACCACCCATAATATTTTTTTGAAAAAACCTAAGATACCCATCAGGAGTTGCTTCAAAAGTGTTGTCTCCAAGTCTTCTAGCAACTAGCTCTAGATCATCTTGTAAACTTTTTTGTGCATTTAATACAGTCTCTCCACTGGCACTAATTCTTACTTTTAAATCTTTTAAATAGTCTTTTAGTTTTCCTTGTAATTCTACATTTTCTTGAACTCTTACTGCTATATCTTTTGTCTCTTCCATTAAATCGGCAAGAGGATTAAGAGATACTATAACTGGCTCTGCTTCATTAGGATCTATTATTTTAACTTCAAAAGCTGCATCTATATCTTTTATAATATCTTGATCAGCTTCTTTATCAAATAAGTAACCCCCACCCTCTCTTCTCGCTATAGCTTGTTCACGTATTCTTTTAGGACTGGTTGTCTTAACATCAAAATACTCTCTACCTATCTTCATGTATAGTTTTTCTTGTAAAAGTCTTTTAAATATATTTAAATTATCTATACCGTTTGGTGTTGAAGTGTCAAAGACTGGTATAAAATTATCAGTTTTTGTTTGAAATCCTCTTGCGTCATTTCTAAATTGACTTTTTATTTGTTGTAAAAAATCAGCATCACCACCACTTGTTATGTATTTTCTAGAAAGATCACCTACAGTATCAAATAATGTTTCAGGTCCTTTTCCTGCTTGATATATAAAGTTTAAACCTGATGGATTTTCATCTGTTCTTTTTATACCACTTTGTATTTTGTTCATATCATTAGGTAAGTCTTGGTCATCAAAAACTATTGCCTTGTATCCTGTTCTAGCATTTGCGTATTCATTTGCTTTATCTGGCATTTTGGACATAAACAAATCGTCTAATTCATCTTTTCTTTGTACAAAAGTTCTTGATAATTCAGGATCTTTGTCTTTTAATCTATACGCATAATCTCTAAAAGCTGAACGAACAGCGTTTACTTCATACGCTGAAGCTTGAAAAGGTCTAAAATTTTGTAAACCAAAATCAGGGTTTTTAGAGTTTTCATCTAGCTTTAATACTAAATCAAAACTATCAAAGTCGCCCTCTGCGTTTATAAAAAACGGATTCCTATTGCCATCAATATCAAACTCAATCGTTGCTAGTTCTTCTAACTTACCTTTTAAGTTAGGTGGTAAAGTTTTTAAAGATCTATCTGCCATCATGTTAAAAGACTTTAACAGCTTTTTGTTTAAAGGACTGTTAAAAAATTGTATACCATCTTTCTGCTTTGAAAAGAAAAATGATAAAGGTTTGCCTTTAGATATTTTTTCTTCATCAACTAAACTACGAACTAACCCACCCATGTCAATAAACTGATCAGCGTTTTCCATCTCATCGTCAAGTTTTTTAAATGGAACTCTTGCTCTTACAAGTCTGTTGTTTATAGTTGTTCCTATAAATTTTTCTGCAGTGTTTCCAAATTGATCTTGCTGTAAAGCAATTTCTTTTCTATTTTGCTTGACTTTATCTAAACTTGTTTTTAAATTTTTGTAACTATTTCCGAGTTGATCGTCTATTGCAGCGAACTCATCTAGCTCTTTGCCATCTATAATTTTGGATATTTCTATTTCATTATCTTTAAGTTCTTCTATAAGACCTGCTCTGCTTGATTGACTAGGATCTTTTTCTATTTTATTTATATAAAGTTGTATTTTTTCTTTTAGTCTAGTCGCAAAATTTCTATTGAAGTCTCTTGTATATTTTACTCTTGCTTCTACTTGATTAACGTAGCTGTTAACTATACTGTTGTCTTTAAAATCTATACCTTGTTCTTTTGCTAATTGTAGTATTCTATCTTTAGCTATAGACTGAGCAACGGCAGAAGATTCTAATTCTTTTTGTAAATTTATTATTTTACCAACGCTTCTTGGATCTGCACCATCAAAAGCACCTACATTTTTTTGAGCAAATATGACTGCAGTTTGTAACCACTGAGCTTTTGAAGTTTCTCCTATATCACCTGCAAGTATTTTATAAGCTTCGTCACTGGTTATTCCTTTTTGACCCTCAGGCAACACGTCAGGAAACAAATTTGCTATATATCTTCTTTTTTGAAAATCTGCTTTTATATTATTCATAACTATAGCAGCGTTTTCTTCTCCCATGTAATCAGTTAACTTTTGTGTCCACTCAAATCCACGTTTTTCAGATGGGTTTAATTTTCTACCTAGTAGTCTTTCGTAGTCCTCTTGACTTCTATCTGCTAACCATCCCTTAGGCATGGCATCTCCACCTGTTTTTGTATATAACCACCCAGTTATGTCTTCAAATATTTTTGCTCCATTGTTTGCTAAACCACCTGCAAATCCATCTGCTTTTTTAACGACTCTTCCTGTAATAAATGACATAGTTCCTCTAGTCATCATGTAGAGTCCTACACCTAAAAGTTCTCCTGTAAAAGTATCGCCACCTATTCCGTCAGTTCCTAAATACTCTTGTCCTATATATTGAGCAGCTACTAATGGAAAAATCTCTTTTATGCCCTCTCTCAGAACAGGAGAGGTTCTCATTTTTATTGTATCTTGAAGTGATTGAGCATAAAACTTTCTGTAAGTATTTAAAGCAGCAGTTTTAGCTCCTTCAGTGGCTGTTGGGTCTTTCAATAATGAGCTATACTTTACTCCTGCTAAGTAAGTTTTTTCATTAAGTTTTTTAGCATTTTTGGTTACTCTATCTAATTCAATACTTGTAGCAAGAGATCTTACATTTATACCTTTTACTAAAAACTCAATGTCTGCTTTTCTAGACAAGTCTAAATCTTTCATCTCATCTAAAAATTCTATGTCGTTTAATTTTAAAAGTCTTTGAGATTCTTTAGGATTAAATGTTTTTTGTACTTTCTCTCTAAGAACTTTCATTTGATTTTTAGCCAAAGCTGCACCTGCTTTTATGCTTATGGTGCTTGCTCCACCTATGGGCATACCAACTTCAAATAAGTACACGCCTATCTTTTTGTCGTCACTAAGTTGACTAAAAGATTGATCTAATATTTTAACAGCTAAATCTTCATCTACAAATTGTCTTTTAAAAATTCTGTCTCCGACTTTAATAGTTGTAAGATCGTCAAACTTAGCTCGATCTATTTCACCTTTTTCTAAATCTAGTTTTAACTCTTCAACAACAGCTTCGTTTATAACATCCATCAAGAGGGGTATACCAAGTTCACTTTGTAAAGCTTGTTTCATTTCTTGAACAGTCTTTTCTCTTTCTGCTCTAGTTGCTTCCCACAAAACAGGATTAAACGGCATACGTGCGTAATCGTATATATACTTTGCATACGGAATTATTGTTGGTATAGCACGAGGTATTTCGTTAAATCTTTCAATAGCCACTTTTAAAGCAGATTTAGGAGTGTCTCCTAAAGATATTCTATTAAGAAGTTTTTGCTTAATTCTTGTTCGATCATCAGGATCTTCAAACTGACCAAATCTACCCTCTATGACATTTAAAAAATCAGTTTGATTGTCAAAAAATTTCTTCTTTGAAAAATTGAGTCTAGCATTGTCACTCTCTTGTTTTTTAAATTTACCTTCTTCACCAAATGGTCTTATTAGTTTTTGAGATGGGTCTTTATATTGAGAGTATTCATAAAAAGATTTTAAAGTTGCTTCTGTTTGAAATTTTACTGTAGGGTCGTTTGTATTTTTTAATATATCAGTTATATTTTTTAAAACATAAGGTGATCCTGCAGAAGATGCTTGAGTTATGTCTCCAGAAAAAACTCGTTCTTTAAACTCTTCGTATGATATAGGTTGCTTTTGTTTTTCTATACTCGCTAGACCTTCTTCTTTTAAAGTTCCATAAATAGGTCTACCACGAGCATCTGTGTCTACAGGAACTCTAGTGTCAAGTCCTGCCATAGGAGCATCAACCACTTTCTCCTTTAATCCAACTTTGCCTTCTCCAATTGGCTCACGCACGATTTGTTTTGATGGTGTAACAATTCCTTCTCTTTTACCTATAGTTAAAGGTCTTGCCATTGGACTAATATTAGGAGCAAGAATTTTTTCAGAAGTGTCAGTGTCAATAACAGGTTTTTCTTTTGTTTCCTGTTCTGGTATATTTTCTATTAACTCACTCATAATTTTTAAGTCTCTACGCCTGCTTCTTTAAGTAAAGCGTCAAGTTCTGATGGTGATAACACTTTACCAGTTTGTTTACTTATAGCTTTGTAAGTTTGATTATCAATAAGATGAGTTCCCCTATCAGTATAAGCAGGCATACCATTTGGTAATTTTTTATTTACATCTACAACACTACTACGTGTTTCAGATCCTTTAGTAGTGCCTAACAACTCATTGGCTTTGGCTTTTCTTCTAATATCATTTACAACAAAAAGAGCATCAATTGTTCTAAATGTTTCTAGTTTTCGTGCGTCACCATCTTTAACAAAATCAAAAATTTGTTTGTTAACTGCTGCTTTTTCTTTAAATTCATCAATAGCAACTTGTATACCTGATAATGCTGATGCTTCAGTTCCAAAATTACCTGCAAGTTTTACAAATTGTTGTTCTATATCTTGGTTAGATAAACGACCTGATGGGTCTGCAGCTCGTGCCATTTGAAAAGCAAGAGTTATTCTCATGGCTTGCAATCTTCCTACTTTTTCATCAAGTGTACCACCACCGTAACGTCTAGCGTCTGATATAGCTCGTTTTTTCAAATTATCCAAATAACCTTGAGTTAAAGTTTTATCGTTTTCTGCAGAGTTATCATCTTCTGCTCCACTTGTTATAGTTAAACCTGATGTGTTTATATTCATGTTTCCATTTGAAAATACAGCAGATCCTGCGTCAATTGCTACCTCTTTTAAAGCTCTTAATTTTGATATAAACGCAGCAACAAATTCAGTCTTTATTCCTTTGCCTTCTACTTGTGCTAAACCTTTTCTTTCAAGAAGAAATTTCTCGAGAGCTATTTGAACTTTTTGTTGTTTTTGATAATTTTCTTCAGCTTCCACAAAAGATTTTTCTCTATCTTTTATGTCAGCAGTTCTTCCTGCAAAGTTTTTACCTGCATAGCTTTTTACGGATTCATCAGATGGTTTTACGGCTCTACCAATTACCATACCCTCTTCAGAGCCAGTTGTTAAATGAGCAGAAACATCCATGTAAGGGGCCATAGCAAAAACAAGCTCGGTAAAATTTAAATTAGAATCGTTAAAAACTTGATTTATATCTGCAACAGTTCTAGCATCACCATAAGTAACCGTTCTATTTGGACTTAAATTTTGTATATTGGGTATCTTAGATCCCAAATACAAAGATGCTTTAAATACTTGTGCTACTCTTTCAGGTCTTGCTCCTGCTACATTGTAATATTTTTTTGCAAAAGTATCATATAAATCATCTTTTTTAACATTTAAACTTTTAGTCAATATGTTAACAGATTGGTCAAATTCAGGCTCTATGTTAATTATTTGATTAGCTACTTTGTTGTTAGATAGTTCTACTGAACCTGATGATACCGTATTGCTAACACTTTTATTTTTATTGTTAATGATTGTTTTATTTATATCACTTTCAATATCTTTTTCACTTTTAACTCCTCTTTTTATTAAAGCATTTGCTAATGCTCTACCACCATAAAAAGGAGTTGGTAAATTATTAAAAAACTCTTGGGAGGGAAGATAGTTTGTTCCCTCAAAATTTTCTCCTTGTTCTTTACTTTCAGCAGATCTAACAAAACTTAAAGCTGAAAGATAATTTGAGTACATAGAAGCTAAATTTTCAGTAGAAATGTCTTTAAAATAATCTTTATTATTTCGTTTAGCTGATAAATAGTTTTGATCAATTTCTGCCATATAACGTCTAAAGCCGCTTATATCACCTTTATTTACATCTGCTTTAAACCTTACCTTTTGACCTAACGAATCTTTAATTATAAAATTGTAATCACCATTTAAAAAATCAATCGTGTTGTAATCTATTTTAGGTGGGTTGTATGGCTCTCCAAATTTGTAATTAGCATCATACTCTCTACGATCTTGAACAGATTGTCTAAAACTATCTCCTAGTGTAACATCACCTTTTGCAGCTTCTTTTTGTAGTGCAGTTACATCTCCTTCAAAACCTTTAATACTATTTAAAACTAACTGTTTTTTAAATCCTGATTGTTGTTCTAACATTTTAGCTTCAGCAGCTCTTTTTGCCGCTGTGTTCTGCTTCATGTTCTCTGCGTCACCTTCAAAAAATCCAGTTAATCCTGCTATCAAATTAAACATTATTCAGTCTCTTTTTTTGTAGTTAAAAAGTTTTCAGGTTTAGGTGTATCACCCTCACGTATACCCTTATTAATCTCTTCTCTTACATAATTAAACATCGATGGATTATTTCGTTTCATCATCATTAAGAATGTTTCATCATCCATAGTGCCTTTTTCTAACGCATCGTCATTTTCAAAAAACCTATAGGGTATATTAGCTTCTTCTGCAATACTGGCTATGTAAAAAGCTAAAGGAGCTTTTATAAGTAGTCCAACATCAGGCCCAAATCTTCCTTCGTGAAATGCTTGTAATATATATCCTTCTACCATCATTTCAATAGATGCACCTGTTAACAACAACTTCACCATTTCAAGTTGTATTTTAGGTTGTTTTATTGAGTTTATAGCTTCTTGTAAAGCAATCTCTGGATCAACAACCTGTTGAGGTTTACCCCATGCCCATCTAGTATTGTCTTCTGTTAATGAATGTCCCGGAGGTGAGGGAGCAAAGTCGTCTTTTGCTTCTACACTTCCAACTCGTTCTCTTACTTCCATCATACTGTATCTCTTTTTCTTCTTTGAATATTTGTCGATCCAATAGAAATGTTTGGTGGTGGGCCACCTTTATAATTTATTGCACTGTAGGGGATAAGTTGTGCAACTTGTTTATTTTGTGCATTAGATAATACTCTCATAGCATTTTGTATATCGGCATTTTCTGCACCAGTTATAAATCTCATGTTACCTAAAGGTTGAAAAGGTTTAGGGCGAGTAAGCTGACTAACAGATCTAGGTTGTCTAAACTCAGCAGTTTGAAATGCAGGTTTTTTACTCTTCTCTCCCACATCAAGATAAGCCTTTGCAGCACCTGCCATCGTTAAAAAATTATCTGCTTTAGATTTTGTAGGTTTTCCACCTTCAGGAAAGTCTGAGTATTTTGGATTTGAAACATTGTCATCACCAAAAAAATCTGAAGCATATTTAAGTCCAGTTACTATTAAATCAAACATTTTTATACCTTAACTTTTACTATTGTTCATCCACTGTGCTATCCAGTTACCAACCCCTGCAGCAAAGTTGTCTTTTTGTTGTTTATCATATATCTTTTCAGAGTTTGCAAATTCCATAGCCATTATACCAATTTCGTGTTGCCTTTGTAAATAAGATTCAGACTTTTGAAAGTTCCAAGATGCGTTATCTCTGTATTTTTGCCACAAATTGTTCAAAGCATTTTGACTAGCGTTGTATTGATTTTGTACATTTATTCTATTTGTTTCATTTTGTGTTGCAGTATTTGCTGTATTTACTTGCCTTCTCCAGTTTACGTTAGACTGATCTATTGCGAACTGCATATTTGAATTGAATTTATCTCGTGAGTCTCTTAAAGTAGCATTAAATTGTGCTTGTGCGTTTGCTTGTCCTGCGTTGAATTGTGACATAGCAGATATTCTATTTGCATTTGCTGTTTCAACTTGAGCATCAAGCTCTGCAAAAAACTCCTCGACTTGTCTTTCATTTTTTGCGTTAAATTCTCTTCTTGCATTTTCTTGGGCTGCATCTTTAAATAGAGCTTGTGTTAGTGCATTAAAAGATATTGTATTTGATTGTTGTTGGGCTGATAAATTTTTAACATCTACTGTAAGCAAAGACTGAGCATTGGTTACTGCACCTTGTAATCTTGCAGATAAATTAGCTCTATCCATTCCTGCAACGGTAAGTGCATTTTGTAGTGCTGTCTTTTGTTTATTGTTTAAGTTTTGTAATTGAATTGTTGCGTATTTATTTGCATCTTGCACAGCTATATTTATGCCTGATTCCATGACAGCTTGTGTCATTGCCGCTGCAGCCATACTTGATGCACCCATACCCCTTGCTTGCATAACGGCTGATACTTTTCGTACAGCAGGAGATGCCCAAGCAGGTAAAGGTTTACCATCTTCTATACTCGCCATCAACTCACCAAGTTGATATTGAACCGTTGCTTTTGGATCTAGCTCCTCTGTCTGTGCAACAGCCATAGCACCTTCACTAACTTCACCTTGAGGTACATCTGTTATAACACCTTTAGGATCTGTTATTTGTGCAGCTTGAGCTTGTCCAATATTAGGTGTTATTCTTTCAGTAGCAGAAATTTCTCCAAGATTAGGTGTTTGTTGAATAGGAGGTGTAACTTGTAAGTTTGTTGTGTCGGCTAGTGCTGTAGGTGCTAGAGGGTCTGTATCAAGTAATGTGCCTTGAGTAGGCTGTGTAGTTTCTGCTGTTACAGTTTGTAATACAGGATCTACTTGAGGTACACCTGCCTGTTGTCCTGCAGCTTGTTTACCTATTTCTTCTGTAAGTTGATCATCGGTTGTTATAGTAGCCATTATTTATCTCTGCTTAACATTTTATCTATTTTATCTTCTACCCTATGTAGTGCGGCCATGACTCTATCCATGTCTTCTTTTACATCATCTCGTCTGGCATACTCTTCACGAGTCTTATTTAATAATATCTGCAACCTTTTTACCTCTTGAAACATCTTGTTGAACGCCCAACCAAATGGTACAACGACCAATGTAAGAATAACATTCCAAAATAACATTGCATCTATTTCCATTACTTACTTTCTAGTACTGCTATTCTAGCTTCTAATTCTTGTATTGTTTTAACAAGTAGAGGTACAAGTTTACTTTGGTCTATGCCTTGAGGCATGATTTTACCATCACTATCTACTGCATCTTTTTCTCCAGTAATTGCTTCAGGCACAATACTTGAAACCTCATGTGCTAAAAAGCCATCTACTACAGTATTTGTTTTATCTGCTATAAAATTAAACCTTTTAGGTTTTAGTTTTTTTATTCTATCTGTTGCATCTGTTATATCAACAATGTTTTCTTTGAGTCTATAATCTGATGATGTATTAAAATGAGTATTAGAACTAGATACAGTAATACTTCCATTTAAAGCACCTGCCCTATAAAAGTGCATAGCAGTGCCTGAACCTGAAAGATTAATATTTAAAGTTGTCCCATCAAAAGTAAGACCAGACTCACCATTAAGACCATCAGAGCCTGTTGCAGTAACAACCCTATTGTTTGAACCATTAGATAAACTTACACCTGCACTAACTGTATCAAAACTTAGTGACCCACTTCCATCAGTTTTAAAAAATTGACCACTACTGCCGTCTGAAGTAGGCAGGTTAAATGTAGCACCCCCTGATTTTATAATTAATTTAGAGCCATCTGATTTTATAGATTCATTAGTGTCCACAAATTTTAATTCTGTATCACTATCAAGTGTTAAATTAGCAATTTGATTTGCTAAATCTGCTGCTTTTGTCATTATTCACTCTCTTTCGGAAAATCATATATAGGTGGATTATCTCCTGTAGGTTTACCATCACTATCTATAGGCATATTAAACAACGCCATGAACTGTTTTAAGTTAGAACAATCATTAATTTTAGTCTCTATTGTATTACAGGCAGTTCTTACACTGTCTCTATACTTTGTTATTTCGTCAGGTATAGCAGTTCCCTTTTCTGCTTTACGTGTAATCATCCAATCTGTCTTAGATAATAAATCATTAGCAGTTGTTTTAGTTTGTCTTATCCAAATAGTTTTAAGACCTTCGTTGATAAGTTTTGTTTTACCATCTTGTTTATATAATTGTTTTCCGTCATTGTCTTTAGCATCTTCATCTACTAATTTTTTTTCTATTAAAGAACCATCTGTTTGTCTACCCCAATAAAATCTATTATCAAAAGATGCTTCAGATTTAGGTGGGTCTTCCCATGTTAAACCTACTGACTTTTTATATGTATCTGACCATATCATCCAATTAGATGGATGTACAATATTATTATCGTCAGTCCAACCTTTTCCTGCTTTTATTGTCCTTCCGTTATGCTTCCACGGCATTCCTATCTCCTATCTTGCATTACTAAATTTAAATGGCTGTTCTGCAAAAGCCATATAGATAAATGAATAACCACTTCCATTAAAACCACTTCCAGATGACCTTAATTTAAAACCATTTGATAAACCATCAACAAAAGCTAATGTACCCTCTGCACCACTTGTATTTGGTTGTAAATAATTGCCCATAACATTAAAAGTATCTCTTTTTATATCTACTAAATTCCAAGGCTCAGCATTAGAAGATGACTTAACTAAAATCCAAGCAGGTCTAAAACCAGTATAGACAAATGTGCCATCTGTTGAGCCATTGCCAGTATAACTGCCAAACTTAGAGTAGCCTTCTATCTCTGCGAAACAATAGGCAACATAATCATTATCAAAATTATTATATGTTCCTACAGTAAAAACTGAAGATGTAGGTGCTGTATCATTATGAAAACCTGAATCATCTGACCTTGCATTTTGAGCATTTAACAAAATACCATAATCTTCTGGTGCAGAAGCATCTATATCTGCATGATACATATGCCAATTTCCAGTTGCATCTCTATTTTTTGGTATAATAACTTTTGGTACTGCACCTAATCCATGTCCTACTGTTGCTTGACTATCCCCTTCTCCATTCCATAAAACAATACTAAATCCAGCAGTTTGATTTGCTTGTACTGTTGATGTTATTGTTCCATCTGAATTACTGCTAGTTGTTCCACCATTTGCTTTCCAACACCACCCAACGAAAGTGTAACCACTTCCATTAGTTTGTGCATTCGTGCCTACAGAAAATCCATCTGTATTACCAAATGTTAGTCTACCAGATGTTGTACTTTCTTGTTGCGTCAAATTTGAGTAAATGTCTGTATTATCTCCCCTAGAACTATCATAAATATAATGTGCATTGTCATGACTTCTCATTTTTGTCCATACCCAATCAGCTTCAAAGCCAACACTTATATCCCTTGCTGTTGCATTGCCACTCCAAAGAACTGTATTAAAATGGTCATCTGCTTGTGTATCTTGATTTGGACTTATTGTAGTGTCTGGTAGGTTAGATGAGCATAGTGCCAAATGATTACTAGGGACTGAATAGAAAAAATCGCCTTGACCATTTGCATCAGTATTGCCTTGAGCAGTTTTAGCACCTGCAAAACTTGAGTCCTGTCCTGCATTAAGAATCCAACTAGAACCATTATAACAATCAAATATAGGCAGATATGTGCCTGAAGGTAAACTTGAATACGCAGTTCCTTGAGATGAATTATTTTTATAAAAAGTTAAAGTATCATTATCTAAATCTAATGCTACTCCAATAATATCTCCGTCAGCGTATGAAGCACCATAAGAAGCACTAGAGTTACTATTATATTTATTTCCATTCCTAAGGTACACATATTCATTTGAAAGAATACCAGAATCACCAGTTGATGTGGGGTCAAATGGAGTGCTTACTACTCCAGTATTTAAATATGGAGAGCCACCTGCTAAAACTTCCCAATACCATTTGCCACTAGAAACTCCAAAAGTACCTGTCATTATTCCAGATACAGAAGCAGAAGCACCAACTGCTTTTAAATTACCCTCACTAAATGTTGCACTACTATTAGACCTTTGTTGAAGATGATTTAATGTGGCAAAATTATTCTCAGGACTATCAGGCACAACATCTGTAGAAGCTAGACTACTCGGTGAATAATCATTTGTTCCATCTGTACTATTTGCATTATTTCCTATATCACTACTATCTGCAAAAGTTAATCTAAATCCATTTGTTCCATAGGTAAGACCTGATATTTCTTTTGGTATCCATACACCATTTTTTGTTTCACCAAAACTAGAGGGTGTTAATGCACTACCATCAATAAAATTATACTCAGCTAAATATCCATCAAACTGATAACCACTAAAATTCGCTAAACCACCTACAGTGTGTATAACTGTATTGTTCCAAGCATAATTTTGATTTGCAGGAAAACTAGAATAAAGAACTTGTAAGGTTTGCTGTGTGCCATTTATATAAATTTTAACTCTGTCCGTGTCAGTGCTTTCAGTAACATCTACAGCTACAACGACATGAAACCAATTAGTTTTATCCCTAAATACTGCGTTCGTTCCAATAGTATGTGCATTACCAAAACTAATTGATAATCTATCACTAGTGTCAAAGTATATAAAATCTGAATAACTTGAAGCAAAAGCACCTAAAAGAACAGAACCACCTGCATCAGAATCTCCACTTCTTTTAACCCAAGTGCTAAGAGTCCAAGTTTTTCTGTTACCTGCACTAGATGGAGTTCTAGTCAATTCTGCACCATCTGCTTTATTAAAACGTAAAGATTGGTCTATAACATCATTATAAAAACCTGTGCTTGGGTTTGCGAACCAAAATGAATTTTGACCTGTCAAGTATTATTCTCCATCAAATACCACCCATCCTTTAGTATTGTCTGCTTGATACACATCTTCATCCCATACATAAAGTTTACCATCTTCAGGATAAGATATAGGTGGATTCCATATCCATGAGTTACTTCCTAATGTCCAACTAGCATGAGGTTGTGGTGCATGAAATACATCACTCTTAGAATTATATATGTACCCAACACCTGCATAATTAGCTCTTAAAGGAGTTCCGTCATCAGGGTTACCATCTGCATCGTGGTGAACACCTCCAAATGTATTATAAGAAGTCTGCACCCAAGTTCCTTCTTGTGTATCTATAAAGTCTTGTTCAGCAACAATTACGTCTGTTACTATATTGTTTACTATTTTTGCAAAATGTGCCATTTATGCCTTTTAATATTAACTTGGTGCTAAAGTACCTGATGAGGTAAATGAGTGTATAGTGTTACCACCACTTGAAGTTACAGTTCCACCTGTATATTTTTGACTACCTGCATAAGATATTATAACGATACCAGAGCCACCATTTCCACCACGAGTGCCTCCACCTCCACCACCACCTCCAGTGTTGGCTGTTGCTGCACCTCCTGTGCTTGCACCATTACCTGCTCCACCACCACCTGTTGTTGCAGAAGTTGAGCCACTATTTCTTCCTGAACCTGAACCACCACTAGCACGAGTAACAGAAGAACCTGTTATTGAGTCTGCTTGACCTGCTCCACCTGTTCCACCTTTACTGCCATTTGGAGCGTCACCACCGACTCCACCTTTTCCACCACCACCCCCACCGGGATAGTTACTGCCATCAGTGTAGCCACCACCACCATCATTACCTTGACCACTAACACCTGAACCACCTGATGATTGAGCATAGTTACCACCACCACCAGAGCCACCATCTATTGAGTTTCCTGATGCAATAGTTGCGTGTTGTCCTGCTCCACCACGAGTAGATTCAATAGTTGTAAAACCTGTTCCTGCTATGCTAGAAGCAGTACCATTTAATCCTGATTGAGGATAGTTTCCACTCTGTCCACCACCTGCACCTACAGTTATAGTCATGCTTGTGTTAAGAGGTAAGGCTGCTTGACCTTCTTCGGCAGAGGTTCGCATACCACCTGCACCTCCTCCACCTCCACCACCTGCTCCACCACCACCACCTGCGATGACGAGAAAGTTGATGAGTTGTGACCTACTAGGGTGAGAGCCGAAGCCATTGATGTTATATCCAAAACCTGTCATTATCCATCATTCTTTGCATCAGTAGTAAAGAATAGTTTAATTCCTAATAATCTTGCATCACCACTTTGATTATCTGCAGATACATCTCTCATAACTTGAAAGAAAACAAATTCACTTGTTGAAGGAGAACCTGCTATTGTTACTGCTCCACTTTCTGCAGTTACATTTATATCATTAGAAGTACCACTGTGAGCTTTAGCAGTTGCTACTACGTTTGTTCCAAAAGCAGTATCACATGAATCATTGTCTGCTACTGCTACACCTGATAGTCCCCAAGCAACTGTTCCTGTATTTGTTCCTGTTACAGTAAAGAAGGCTTGAAAGGTAACTGTACCTTCGTTCCATGAATCAGGAAAAGCTACAGTAAACTGTGCATTTTCATCTGAACTTGCATCAAAGTCTAATACTTTTATTTCAGGACCATTTGATAATTCTACTTGTGCCAAAGAAGCACAACCATTAGTTGTGTTAGGATACATAGCTGCTGCAGGTACATATATTGTTTCTTTACCTGCTACTTTAACTGCAGAACTACTTACAGTTATATCAGAATCAAAATTACCACCACTTGTCTTACTTACTGTATCTGCTACAGAAAAAACATCATATACTGTTATAACTATGATATCATTTTCAGAAGCAGCAGTTCCTAAAACAACTGATGTGCCACTTGTTGATGTATAATCTGCAGTGCCTAGTAAAACACCATTTTGGTATACATCTATATAGTTTGTATCAACATATGAAAGAGTTTGTCCTTCATTACTTGAACCACTAAAAGTTGTTTGACTTGCAGTGGCAGTATACGTATGTACTCTTCTTACTCCGTTACTTGGTGATGTTCCAATATAAGGCATTAATTATTCTCCGTTACGCATCTGCAAAAGCTAATTGTGCTGCACCTAAATGTATCTTGCCATCGGCTTGTACAAAGTAAGGCACTACATCTATTGAGTTAGCTGCAGTGCTAAGTGTGATTGCAGTTCCACCTGCAGTAAAATATTGATCTGCTGCATGAGATAATGTTCTACTACCTGTACCATCTTGTATAAATACAAATATACCTGACTGCCCTGCAACTTCATCTCCGGGGTCTGTTAATGTAACATTACCTGTTAATGTAAATACAAAATTTGTGTATTGTGAGAAATCAGGTGCAGTGTTTCCACTCACACTTGTATTAGTATTTGTATTGGGTACATTACCTGCACCAAATGTGATAGCAGTTCCTGTTCCTGCATCTGATGCGATACTGTCTAATGCGATACTACCTACGTTAGTAATATTACCATCATTAAAACTACCACTATCTACAGTAAAACTTGTAGGAAAAACGTCACTAGGTTTTGTACCAATGTATCCCATTATGTTATCTCCATGTAACTTAATATAACTGAAACTTTATCTGCTACAGAACAGTCTACACTTATCCTATCATCAGCATTTAAGATAATTTTATTACCTGACATAATCTCTACTGTTGAACCAACAGGTATTGGTATGTCCTTTACGAGATGTGCTGTAGTATTTGTTGTTGAACCATCTTGATTTGTTGTACTTACTAATTTAACAGAAGCAGTAACTTGTGATGTGTGTACGTTTGCTAAACTTAATCCTATGATAACTGCAGTGCGATTATCAGGGCAATCGTAAATCTCTTCAAAAGTTCCTGCACTCGCAGGTGCAACATCTCTTGTGGTTACTTTGAATATATTTGCCATTTTATTATCCTAACGCTATTGCAAGTGCAGTTGGGTCATCCGTACTAAAACCTGCACTGGTTAAATATGTTTTTACATCTGTCAATGCTACTTGTTTCATCGTACCATCATCATTTGTAACTAATCTGTCTGCATCCTCTAATGTTGTAGAAGAAGCAGCCGTGCCACCATCCATGATGTTTAGCTCTGTTGCTGTTGCATCTACTGCAGCCAATTTTGTGAAATCAGCTTGTACTAATCCTGATACACCATCTAGTAGGTTAAGTTCTGCTGCAGTTGATGTAATAGAAGTTCCTGCTATTTGTAATGTTGTTGCATTTACTTCGCCACTAGAACCATAAATAACTGCTTTGCTGTTTACTATTGTACCTGCAGATGAACCATCAACTAAGTTTAACTCTGAAGCAGTCGATGTTACTCCATCAAGAATGTTAAGCTCAGAAGCCGTAGATGTAACGCCATCTAATATGTTTAATTCTGCAGTTGAAGATGTTACACCGTCAAGTAAGTTTATCTCTGTTGCAGTTGCAGTAACTGCTACATCTTCGTTTATCTTTGGACTTGTTAATGTTTTATTTGTTAATGTAGCAGTTGAACTTGTTGAAACTAATCTAGCATCACCACCTGTACTTGGTAGTGTTAAAGTATTTGATGCAGCTTCAGAATGAGGTGCTGCTATTACGATCTGTCCATGTGAATTTGCTTCACAGTTAAATTGTATAGCTCCTTGATTAGTATTACCTTTTACAACTACCTTTCCTGTTCCGTTTGGTGCAAGTTCAAGATCAGCATTTGATGTAGTAACGATATCGTTACCGTTTAAATCTAAATTACCACCTAATTGTGGTGTGGTATCTTCTGATACGTTTGATATAGCACCTGATGTAGCAAGTCCTGATACGATTGCACTTCTTGTAATTTTTTTAAGACCCCCACCTGAAGTATCTACTGCTAAGAATACATCATCATTAGCCACTGTAGATATTTCTGATAAGTCACCCACTGCTACGGAGTTAAAGTTTGTGCCATCTGCAACAAGTAAATTACCTGCAGTGTTTGTACCCATAGTGATGTCGTCACCTGCAACTGTCAAGTCACCTGTGATACTTAAATTTCTAAAACCACTTATGTCTTTATTAGAATCTACTATAACTGCTTTTGATGCAGATACTGTACCTGCTGTTATACCGTCTACTAAATTAAGTTCTGATGCAGTAGATGTAACACCATCAAGTATATTTAGTTCTGCACCAGTGGCAGTAATTGCTGTGCCACCTAATGTTAATGATCCTGATACATCTAAATTACCGTTGAGATCAACTGTTGTGGCCGCAAGCTGTATCTCTGTATCTGCAACAATATCTAGTTGTCCATCCGTACTGGAATTGATGTATATTGCTGTATCTCTGAATTGTAGCTTCTCTGTAGAAGCGATAAGTATGTCGTCACTAAACTCAAAGTAATCTTCATCTTCCATCCATTTTAGTACACCGTCTGATGTTTCACCATCAAAGGTAATTGTTATATCTGTTCCTGCTGTCCCTGCACCGAATGTAAGTGTGTTGTCTAACAGCTTACTTATAGGGCCACCCTCATTGGCTGTGCCATCATGGGTGTGTCCTGTAGTTGCTTGGAAGGCTGCTAATA